GGATGAGGCTCAACCGGCGCGACCGCAATCTCATGCTCTTTCGCGGCCATATTCTGTCCCGTCTTATGCTCGCTCACGGCCATCTGTGACGCGGCCTGATCGCCAATTACATCCAACTCATGCGCCCGAGCGCGGTCAGCTTCGATGCCCTTCGCTTGCAGCGCGAGCAAGGCGCGGAAGTTCTCGCCCTGCTGCTTCATTTCTTCCAGCGCCATATCGAGCTTCGCCGTCAATAACGCCTGTTGCGCGTCGGCCTCCGCCTTGATCTGCGTCTGCTGCGCCGTCGCCTGAGCGCTCATCTGCTCCGATTGCAACTTCGTCTGCGCGTCAATCTGCGCCTTCGGAATGCCCATCTGGGCTTTTTGCAGCTCGGCCTGTAGTTCCTGATTCTGCTGCTGCAACTGCGTCATCTTCGCCATGACCAGCGGCGAGGTCGGCGTCTGCCCGGACTTTTTCTCTTCCAGGTATTGCAGCACTTTCGGGTCGAGCATCAGCTTATGGCGCTCCGCCATTTCATCATGGCCGGGGCCGTCGAGGTTCTTGAAGAACAAATCGCCTACGACGGTCATTTCGGCGGGGTTCGCTGAGATCAACTCGCCCAAGAGCGTCGCTTCCTGCTCCCTGCGCGTGTCGTAGCTCTTCGCGACCTTCACGACCATGTTGAAATTGGCATTCGGCGTGAGCTTGTAATGCTTCGCGCCTTCCTGCCCCGGTTGCGCGGGCTGGGGTTTCTGCTGGCCTTCCGGCCCCGCCATCACCATCGGCGTATCGACCAGAATCGTCGAGCTTTCCCCTTCGCCGGTCATAATCCGCGCCAACCGGCCCGGACGCGCCCCGTAGATGGGATACAGCAAGCCGTTGACAATCTGGCCTTCCCGACGAATCGACTTCGCCTGATTGTCGAGGAAACTGGCCGTGCCCTTCTGCGCCTGATCCAAGAGCATCTGCAAGCCGCCCTTGGTCTTAATGCTCGGGTCCACTTCGCCCAATGAGGCCGAAGGCGTCAGGCTCGTGTCATGGATGGCATTCTTGAACAGGTCAATCGCCATCCAGATCGGCTGAATGTTCTTCGCGTCGCCGTCCGTGCGCGTGGGAATTGAGGCATATGGGACGCCGTTCCCGTCATGCGTGTTGTAGTGCAGCGACGGCAGCGTGCGGGTCGTGGCGAGTAGGTATTCGTTCTCGAACCCTTCGTCCTGTCCCGCCGCCACTTGCCACGTCGGAATCGGGGCGAGGCCAATCTGCTCAACGCCCTTCGACACCATGTAGTTTAAGCCCTGCCCGGCTTCGCGCATGGGGCGGACAATGCCCTCCGTGCGTCGATCATCGTCGGTGGGCTGCAGCTCGCGACCCACCACTTTGATGATCGGAATATCAGGGCCTTCCCAATCTGTTTTCGCTAACGGCTTTCGCCCGTCGAGCTTCGCCCACTTAATGCGCTTCTCGACAACATCCCGCGTATCGAGCGGCTTGGGACTGCCTTCAGGGAGTTCGTTCTTCCAGAACACCTGACCATCCGGCATCAGGCAGAGCGTGCGCGTCTCGCGCTCGGTGTAGTAGTAATCCACCACCCGACAGAGCTTGTTTTTCCCCGACAACGTAAACCAGCCGGGATAGGTTTCCCCTAACGCTCGGAAGTCATCATCCGAATAGTCGAGAATGTCGTTCTTCTTCCCGTCCGCATCCTCGGGAAACTCGGCCTTGTAGCGGTCCCAGGCCATGTCCGACCCGACAAACGCCCACTCAATATCTTCCCCCGTCGAGGACTCATGGAACGGGTCCACGGTGACGCTCGACTGATTGAAGAACTTATTGACGTAGACATCCTTATCGAACGCGCCCGCATTGACCTGCTGGGCCTCAATCGACAGCGTGACGTATTTCGTCATCACGCCCCAATAGCCAATCCCCGCAATCGCGGCCCGCTCAAACGCCCAGGTTCGCGCTTCGGCCGTCTCGGGCGCTCGTTGGATGCGGCGAATCAAGCCCTCGCGCAGCTCAATCTCATCCGGGTCAATCGGGCCAACTAATCCTTCAAAGTCATCAGCCGGCACAATCTCCACGCCCATGTCCATCGAGCGTTCCTGATTGAGAATCTGCGCGACGGGCTGCAAGGATTGGTTAATCGTGATGCATGGCCGCGCCGGGATCGGCGGCATATTCGCAATCGTGACCTGGCCTTGGCGGGATTGCCGAATATCCTCGGGCCATTGGTCGCCGTTGTAGAACCGTAAATCCTCTAACTCGCGTTCGCGCTGCTTCTGGCTGGCATCCGCCCCAAGCTTAAAGCGGTCGCGGGCCTCTTGCATGAAGTCCTCATGCGGGCCTTTAACTCGGGCCTCATCGGCATGGAGGTTCTTACGCTTGGGACGACGGATCGCCATTAGGATTCGCCCTCTAGATACCAAGCAGGTATAGGCCGCTTCCGCTTAGATGCTCCAGTGGACGACCCGAAGGAACGCACACCAGAGGTATCTGCCACGGTCGCGGCCCTCTGCGCGGAGAGCGACTCCGCTTTAGCTTGTTCATTGTGCCATAAGACGGGCGGCACACACTTGTGATGATAAAACTGCGGCCCGCTGCGATTACCTGTCACGATGCGCCCTGATGCCACCTTCGCTCGTCGTCCACACCGATGGCACTTGCCGTAATCGCTCACTGCGGTCGATTCTGACAGCCGCTCGCATGCCCCGTGACGGGCTTCGGGCTGTCGGTGTAGTAGTCAAATGGAATCAGGCTATCCCGCACAATCTCGGCCTTGGTCTGAATCACGCTGTCGTCGGAGTCATCGATCACTGGTTCGCGCCGCACAATGCGACGGCAACGAATACAGACGGCATCCATGAGGCGCTGGCGGTCAGGCATGGAGTCGGACAATCAGCGGCTTCACCCGCGTGGCTTCTTTCGCCATCTTGATGAACGCGCGTTCCAATCGTCGGGCCGCTTGATCGGTATACGGATGATCGGGGAGCTTCACCACAATCGACACTAGGCCGCCGTCGTAATCACTCACCGCGACATGCGTCTTATCGAGCGACTGGCACGCCGCTTTGAGACACGTCTCAGTCGATGGCAGTCGGGAGCCGTTCGGCATCGGCGTCTAGTGTATACCCACTGTCAAGAGGCTGACATGCCAAATTGCCGTCATGCCAGCCAGCCTGAAGAGCCGGCCGGCGGGCGATAGCCGTATCCAGTGGCCTCGCGCTTAAGCTTGATCGGGGCCGCGAACGTCAACGCGAGCGCATCCCCATCATCGGGTGACGCCAACTCACGCGCCTTCATGGATTCCTTCGACTCTAATACCAGTCGGTCCCGCTTATCGTGATGGTAGCCAGGGCCAGTCAAATCCGTCTCTAGCGTCGATGACTTATCAATCGCGCCCTTCGGGAGCCACTCACGCAGCTTCGCCCACATAAACGCCCGCATATTAGCGAGCTTTGGGTCGGGCGACTCTGCGCCAAATTGAATCTCCATGACGTTCTTGTGGCCCATCTGTCTTAATCGGTCGCAGATCGGACCGCCGATGCCTGTTCCGTCCACAAACAGCGTGGTCACCTTGCGCCCGTCATACGTGCGGCCTAAGACATCCGCCGCCACGGTCACCAAGCGCATAGAGTCCCGCGACTGTTCGCCGGGAATGATAATCGGGGGGATCGTGGAAGCATCTACGCCACGCCGGAAGCGAAACACGCAGCGATCGCCGCCCCCGCGCGCGACATCCAAGCCACACACCAACGGATCATCGCTAAACGCCTGCGCCGTGCGCTGTTGGGCGGCAAACACTAAATCCGACCCGATGAACTGGGCGTCCGACGCCCGAGGCGCTAACCCACGGACGCGGACCCGGAAGAAGTCGGAATCTTCCCCGTAGTCCTGCTGCCATTCGCTGATCTGTTGTTTATTGGTGAATCGGCTCGTCCGACTATCGACAATCGTGCTGTGCCAGCGTTCACGCTCGGCCCCAAAGCAAATCCGGTAGAACTTGCCGTTACTGCGCGTGGGGTTACCGAACAGGAAGATCATCGGCTCGCCGTCTGTGAGTCCGCCCTCCGCGACCTCGAAAATCTTGTCCGCGATGGCCGACGCCTCATCAAAGATATAGAAGCTAGTCGAATCCGCCGCGTGCTGGCCGGCGAAGGCTTCGCTGTTTTCTTCCTTCGAGGACTGGAGCGCACAGAACCATGATTCCTTGTGGTCGTTGTGATACATCCGGTCGGTATTCACCGTAAACCAATGGCCGGTAATGCAGAGCTTCGTCCACCGCTGAATCGCCGCCCATGTTTTTGTCTGGAGCTGGGTAAACGTATTCGCGGTCACGGTGCCTTGAGCATTGGGCCGCGTGGACATGATCCAATCGACAATCCAGGCCACTTCGACCGACTTACCAATCCCGTGACCGCTACTCACGCCCTCGCGGATGGGCTGCACGGCATGTAAGCCATCGAAGCCACGTTCCGCGACTTGTTCGCCAATCCATTGCAGATGCGCTCGCTGCCATTCATCAGGGCCGTTATGGTCTTTCAGGGGGCCAGGCTCTCCCCACGGATACGCGCCGAGGACAAACGCCAAGGGGTCCGCGTAGGTTGTGGCGACCCAATCGGCCAACTCAAGATCAGCGTTTGTGAGCGGCAATGCGCTTCCGGCCAGCAGCGAGACGTTCGGTGAGCGAGAGTTCTAAGTTGCCAGATACAGCCACTTCCACCGGCTCAATCGGCTTGTCGATGGCTCTATTGAGTAAGTCCGTGAACGCGGTCACGTTAGGGTCTTTCTCCCAAATCTCCACCTGTTCCATCGACTCAGCATCTTGGGCCACGAGCTTTTCGAGCGCGTCTTTGCCGAGCCGGACGAACTTGCCCGTCTTCTTATCGCGGAGGACCATGTATTTCAGGCCCATCGCGTTGGCCATCTGTGCGTCTACGAGGGGCTGTAGGCGCTCGATGACCATGTTCCGCAGTAAGGTCCTGGCCGCTTCCTTTTCGATGGTCTTGGCGGTCTTGTGGCCTTCTGGCATGCCTCCCGCATGGGCGCGAGGTTTTTTGCTCTTTTGCTCAGTCGCCATTTGCGTGGTTATTTACCACTGGGTCAGTTGACCTAATCCAGTATTCATGTCCTTTGCCGTGATAGGCCATGTCGTATCGGCAGACACGTGCAATCACGCCCCACGCCTTGTCGTAGTGGAGTTCCTGTGGCGGCTCAGAGATTCCGGTGATTTCGTGGTTCGTGATTAAATGTCGATTGGCGTCGATGTAGTCCTGCCATTCAGTCTTCGTGACTTGGCGCATACCATCCCAAGCCATCTAACACCCATTCCCCATCGAGCGGAGCCGGTTAAGTTCTTCTGCCTGGGGATGCTGCGGGGAATAGTCAGTCATCGGCTGCATTAGTCTACCCTACTTCCCAGGTCTCCGGTGGGGGGGGGGGGGGGGGAGGGAAACGATTTTTAAACCACACTCGCTACAGAACGGATCGAACGGCTGATCCTCGTAAGACACCATGCCGCACGATGTATCCCAAATTCCGGATTCTTTATGCGTTGCGCGGGGCGGAACTGGACGCTGCACACGCTCACAGTCAGGACGCACCGCATCCGTCAGCCGCTCGTTCTCCTGCGAGAGACGGAGGACGTGACGGGCGAGGTCGGGGGCGGCGGTGCGGAACATGGCAATGGATGTCGCGTTCTCTTTTTGCGGCAGTCCGCCACCGTGTCCACGCAGCCGATAACTCGCACAATGTGGGCAATCGTCCGAGATCATTTCTTGCTTCGGTCCCCACGTGTAATCCGAGTAGGGCGAATCGTCAACGCTCCACGGTCCCGGCGTGGCCTTCGCGTCCAGTTCCAGCACTCGCTTGGCGATCTCTTGGATGTCCGTGTCGGTCATCGGCCTAATCCTCCTCGGTGACTTTGACGACGGTCACCTTTTCGATGCACAACTCATAATTGCCTGCGCGGACGTATTCCGGCAGCCCGTTGACAATTACCTTTTCGACCAGTTCCTTGGTTAATCCGCAAGGGTCAACGATGAGAGTTACGGTTACTGTCGTCATCCCTTCGTCTCCTTGCGCGGCCATGAGGCGATGACACGCTCAACTTCATCAGCGATGGTTG